AAAAGACTATATCGTCGTGGGCCGCCTGACGGCGATTCACTGGGAAGCGCAGCGCAACATCTCCGGCTACTCCCAGTCGCGGCCGCGGTACGGCCATCCCGATCAACCGAAGATGCTGGCGGATGCAGTCGCCAAACGACTGATGACGGCGCAGCAAGCGGACGCGGCAAAGCCCTTCTCTGAAAAGCAGGCGGTGCTGTGGTCGTCCACCACGCTCGACTGGCTCGATGGCAAGCGCGGGCCGATCATCGCGCGTACCCGTGATCAAAAAGATTGGCTGCTGCCCCAAGGCCTGACGGCACTTCCTGACATTCCGGACCCGCGCTGGGTGCCTGATCACTCGAGCAGCAACTGCCCGAATGGGGGATGCTCCCAGTGCATTACACCGCGGATTCCGCAACTGCTTACCGAGTGTCCGGTCGTGGGCAGCCGGGTTGAGCACAAGATCACGGCGCGCAACGGGCACGTGTTCGGCATCCTGCACCCGATTCTGGAATTGTCGATTGTGGCTTTCGGGCCTGACGGGCACAGTCATTTCATGCGCGTTCGCGGGGGTATTGATCAGATCGACCAAATCAAACCCGCGCTCTTGATCGATGACGATATGCGCGGATTTTTGGTTGGAGGAATTTTCTCGTGATACGTCCACAAGATTTCGACGCTTTGGTTTCGTTTGTGATGGCGCGCTATGACGCATCGATGGAACGCGCGGAGACGATCGTAACCAACCACATCGATGCGGTGCGGGCGGAAATGGAGCAGGCGAAAACCGTGACCCCTTCTGGAAGTAATCGCAGGGTTGAGGATCGGCCGGCGCGCGAAGAAACTCCCGCGGAAGAGAAGGCGCGAGAGGCTGCCGAAGAGGCAGAGGAAGATGCGGAGGACGTGCAGCCATGAAAACGAAACGGCGCCGAAAGAAGAAAGCGGCGCGGCGCAGACGAAGAAATCCGACACCCCCGCGGAATAGCAAGGGGCAATTCCGGAAACGGAAACGGCGGAGGTAAACGACTTTGGCAGAAGTAAGGGTGTTCAATCCGACCGCCTACACGCCGCGAAGCTATTTCGCGGAAGGCGAGCGAGAAGGGAGGTTACCGAAAATGGCGAGACATCGTCACCACCATCGTCGGCGTCGTCACAATCCGTTTGGATTGTCTGGCGGCGTTGTGAAGGACGCGGCTTTTAACGCGGCTGGTGCGCTCGGCTCTCTGTTCCTGGCTGGCTTCGTTGGTCAGAGCGGATGGGCAGACGTAGCGGTCACGGGTGCTGCGGCTGTCGCTGCATCGTTCGCGGGCAAATTCGTCGGCGGGGCTTCGGCCTCCGAAGAATTGCTCAAGGGCGGGCTCACGGCCACCATCATCAAGGCGCTGCATCAGGCGGGCTTTGCGAAGTCGATCGGACTCGGGCTGTACGCTCCGAGCTGGTTCGGCGTTCCCACAGCTTCAAGTCAGTACCTGCAGGCATCGCAGGCCAACATGGGACCGTATCGTCGCGGCGCGGGAACGATCTTCTTCCCGGGTCCGGGCGGCGCTCCTGCGCTCCCTCCCGCGGGCGTGGCCGGAATGGGCTTCCATCGCTTCCGGTCACGTTACGCAGGGAACTACTAGCCTTCAGCGCGGACACTGCGGTCGGTTCCGCGGGAGATGCGCTGGCGCTAGAACTGGAAAGTTTGCTGTGAGAAAGGCAAAAGGATTCTGACCTGGAAGGAGGCGAATACAAACATGGTCAACAAAGAAAAATTCTCATCCCGCTATGCTTCGCGTTTCGCGCGGTGTACGGAGATCGAGGAGCGGGAAGTCGGACGTCCCAGAACTCATCTGCTACGCAAAAACCCGATCGTCGCGGGGCAGTTGGAGTACCTAGTTCAGCCGATCTATGATTTTTACGCCGTCGCGGTTGCCACCGCGGTGACGAAACAATCACTGTTCTCGCTCCCCATCGGGCAATCCTACACCCCTTCCGGTGGCGCGGCCTTCTCGAAAACCGTCTATCACACCAACCTGGTACAGGCTGGCATGCTGGACGCTCCGAAAAAGCTGCTCATCAAGGCGGTGGCAGGTGTGTTGCGTTCTGATGCGGCAATTCAGGACACGAACAGCTTCATCGGCACCACCTATGTGGAACTGGACATTTCCGGTAAACCCTACTGGCAATCCCTGTTCTCGAAGGTGCCGGCAGGCGCTGGAACGTTCGCAACGTTCGGCAACACGCAAACGCTGGTAGCTGGCGGCACGAGTGTGGTGGCGACGGCGAACGGCTGGCCGAGTGCGCAGAACGTAGCCACGATCACGGATCCCATGCCGCAAATTCCGGGCCTGGATCCCATGGAACCAATCATGGGGCAGCTGATCGAACAAAACCAGAACTTCGTTGTGATCCTTGATCCCACGATTGCTGGTGTGGCTGCATTCACCACGTTGGCGGCAGCGCCGGCGACGCAGTTCATCGGCACGGGCATTAATGCTCATGTCTATCTCGAGGGCGTACTGGCCCGCGCGATTCTGTAAACCGCATCCGGATGGATGGCCGCCGCGCGTCGGCGAGCAGTCAACGCGCAGATTTCTTTCGCAGTTCGCGGTGTGTTTGAACGTGGCAGGGATGGCAGAGCGGAAGCACGTTCCTGATTACGTTCGGACCGCCAGCGATAAGAGGAATGACGTGATGGAGTTCAATTTTCCGACGACGGCGACAACGGGCACAGCGATGGCGATAGCGCCTCAGTTTGGCTTGCCATTGTTTGTCGGTGAGCGAGCCTCCATTCCGCAAAAGGGCGCGGCGTTTCGCTGTGCGGCTCTGTTTATTCGCTCGGCCGTGCGGTGTGCGCCTACACTTGGCGGGGTTCTTTCGATATTGCGCCTTTACGGGCACGCGGAAGTTTACCACCACCACAAGAAAGGGGAAACACCTTGGACCCGTTACTCGACGACCAATTCGAGCGGCAGTTCTTTAGCTATGTGCTCGATCGTGCCGTACCGGGGAGCGCAACGCAAGACCCAAACCAACTCCAGATTTTGTCTGATGCGGATCAATTCTAGGTCCCTGCCTGCAGCGATGCGGGACAGTAAATTCTCTCTGATTGACTTGAACCCTGCGATGGGAACAAGGCGGAAGGCCACAAGCCACCGTGAACGACTGAGCGAGAGAACATCCCTCGAGGATGATGCGACAGTCTGCTCTCATGGGAATTCGAACCATGAGAGAGCGGCAGAAATGACCGCTCCCGCCCTTTAGGGGTGCGTAACAAACAGGTTCGAATGGTGGTGGGTACTGGCGTCGCGCACGGATACGCGCCTTAAGGTGATGATGAAAGAGCAGGCCACGGGCCGCGATTTCATCGGCACCACGGCTTCGGCATCGTCCGGGCCGGCAACCTTCAACGGTATTTTCATCGACAACTGGGCAGGCACGGCGCTGGCTACGGCGGCGTTTCCGCTGGCGGTGCCGTACATCATGCCCGCCACGCGTGTCTACACTTTGCTTTTCACAGACACGAGCGGCGCGACGAACACGGTACAGCTGGTGTTTTCAGGCTTCAAACTCTGGCCGCGGCCGAAGGTCGGCTAACGGAGATACATGCCGGGGAGATCACATCCCTACTCGCTCGATCATGTGCTACAGAACCAGCTCTCAAACCTGGTGCCTCTGCGGCGCACGAACCAGCAGTGTTATCAACTCGGCTTCCGCCATCCGTCCGGCGATCTGGATGGATACGGGCCGATGTGGGAATGCGTCACGATGACCCTGCCGGCGTTTGGAACAAAACAGGCGCGCATCAACGTGCAGCGCGATTTCCACATCCTCGGCAAGATCGGTAACTCGACGGGCCCGAACGGTTTCCGCGCGGCGTTTTATGACGTCAAGAAAAAGCGGCGCTTCGCGGATCGACCCTTCGGGCACTTCAACATGCTGGGTGGGCAAGGGTCGGTGTTCATGCTGCGCCGGCCGTACCGCTTCGATGAGCCAAACTCACAGCTTCTGGTTATGGTGCAGAACCTTGACTCAGTTACAGCCACCATTCAAATCGTGGTTTATGGCTGCGTGCTGCGCTTCAATGACCCGCGACCGTGGAAGCAGGGACGACATGGCCACCAGTACATGCGGCGCTTTTTGGATCCAAATCTTGGGCCCCCCTGGTTCGCAAAAGCCGAAGAGCATCACTTGTCGATAGAGGAAGAGAAGGCAGGCGACGAAAATGGCCGGCGCTAAACCCTACACGCTGCGATATGTGAGTCAGCATCCGCTCGCTCGCATGCTGCCCCTGCATCGCTATCAGGATCAGGCGTACCGCCTGGGCGAGCGTATTCCGCCATCGGCGCTCGATGGTCACGGGCCGATGTGGGAAGCGGTCACGATGGCGCTCAATGCGCGCAGCACCTTGCAGGCTCGCATCAACTTACAGCGCGACTTTACCCTGATCGCGATTTCTTGCAGTTCAACCTCGAGCGTGAGTGGCGGATTCCGCGTGCAACTGTACGACAAAAAGAAGGGATTGCGATTCGCGGATCGCGGTGTGGCGCAGGCCAATTTCGCGGGCACGGTGCAGGGCAGCAGCAGTCCCATATTTTTGCGTGAGCCCTACCGCTTCGATTTTCCCGACTCGCAGTTATTGCTCAACGTACAGAATCTGGAGAGTGTCGCGAACACGGTGCAGGTTGTTTTCTACGGCTCAGTGCTGCGGTTCAACGAGCCCGCCGGCCGGAATTTTCCGGGCGGAGTATTCACGGGTTACGACTGGAATCTCGGCGAATTAAGGGGCGTGCGATGACTCTCTATCAATCCCGGTTTTCGCGCTTCCCGCGGCCGGTCACTAAAGATCAGCGCAGACTCACGCGCACCATGGCAGGCCTGGGGCAGCCTCCCACCGTGAAAGACGTGGTGAATTCCTATCCCATGCCCGTGAACATGTCGGAAGTGGACACGACGGGGAGATTCGATTCTTCGCAGGCTGGCCCGCAGGAAACGCGCGATCTTCCGATCTGGCTTTACCCTCCGCGCAACTGGGAAAACATCGATCAGCTGGCCTATACGCTTCTGCCGGCGATCGGATCGACGGCGACGATTCTCACGTACCTGGTGCCGATCGGCCGCAACGGCGTGATTAACAAAGTCGCGTGCAACTTCGTGGGTGGCGGATGGACGGCTGGTACGGGCGATGTAGTGTGGCGCATCCTGATCGACGGTACGCCTCCACCTGGGGCAACAAGCTACGACAACATTGTTGACTCGCTTGGCTCGCCCGCGCAGCCGGTTGGCATTTCCGGCTTCCGTATTTTTGAAAACCAGACATTGACGGTCGTCATTTTCAACAATCCCGCGGGTGCGAATGGCGGCGTGGTTGTCGCCGGCCAGCGGGCGGGCGCGCGCGTGCTGGGACATCTCTACCCGCGCGATATGGAACTCGACGATCTGTGGATCTGAGCGCGCATGGTCGTGGCAATCAGACACGGGCATACCGCACTCAATGCGGCAAAGGGCGGCGGCGAAGCGGAATTGTATCGGGGGAACCTGGACATTCCGCTCGACGATCAAGGGCAACGCGAAGCGCTTGAGGCAGCCCACAAAATTGGGCTTCCCGTGCGCATGGTGGTGTCCGATTCCATGCCGCGGGATTTCGAGACAGGCGCCATTATCGCGGCGGATCGGAAAACGGTGCACCTGATCGATGAACGGTTAGCACCCATCAACATCGGGCTTTTGTCGGGCAAGTCGGTAAAAGAGGTGGCGGACCTGGTCGACTGGTTCTTTCACAATCCGGATGTGCCTTTTCCGGAAGGCGATGCGGTGGGCGACTGGTACAAGAAACAGCAGGACGCGATCTTTGATTACCTGAACGAGGACGACGGAGACAAGCACTCCGCGATTGTGCTAGTGGTGCAGGGGTCCACATTCCGCGCGCTGCCCGCGATGATGAATGAGGACGACTGGAGTTTGATCGAGAGCACCACGGAGCGAGTACCCACGGGGGATGTGCAATGGTTGACATAAGAAAGTCTATACGCGCGCTGCTGATTGTCGCGGTCTATGCGATCTGCGCCTTGCGCTGCGAAGCACAGTTTATCGGGTACATCTCTTCGCAGAGCACGGCGCAAACGGTTTTCACGGCGCAGGCTGCGAATGCGACAAGCGCAACGCTCTCGAATATCGGGCAGTCATCGCACTATCTTACGGTCTGCAATACCGCCCTCAATGCAACGGTGAGTCTTGAGGCGAGCATCGATGGCACGTTCGCCTCGCCGGTGACGCTGGTTTCGGCCAATTACGGGCAAACAGGCGTAACGGATAGCAGTTGCCACGTTCTACAGGCGGGCGGTTATTACCCAGCAGTGCGGGCGCGAGTCAAGAACTTCTCGACCGGATCGACCAACGTGTTTTATACCGGCATCGGTGGGCCGACTGCACCTGTACCATCTGCGCTGGCTACGATTGGCCCAAGCGCGCCCATGGCCTGCGATTTGGGAATCGGTCCTAGCAGTGTCCCATCCGCCACCACGAGCACAAGCATTGCCACGGGAATTGCTGGTGAAAGCATCATCGTGTGCTCGATTACGCTGAGCTTCAACGCAGCCACGACGACAGGGCAGGTGCAATTTGTTTCAGGCACAGGCGCGACGTGCACCGCCCCAACGGCTCTATACACGCTCAACATCACGGCGAGTACGCCGCAAATTGTGCACCTGCTCGGGCCTGCCGGTGGTTTATTTCGCACGACAGCTGGCCAGACTTTGTGCATCGCCACCACAACGGTAACGGCTGCCACCTTGATCGATGCAACGTTTGCGCAGATTAGTTTTTAGGTTAGTGGGATGGAATGGCGCGCAAAAAAGCGGTCAATCGGGTGGTTTCGATCTGGCACGGTTCGCACAATGTCGGGGTGGTCAGCACGACAGACGATGACTTCCTCGAGCACTTAAAGGAATGGGCGAAGCGAAAAGGCTACACGATCAAAGAGGGGTTGGAAGAACATGAAACCTGACCTGGTGCACGTTCTGATCTATAGCGCGGGCTGGATTCTCTTCGTGGCCGCACAGGCCTACAACTCCGTGCGCTCTTCCGCGAACGGGCTGAATGGCCGGGACGGCTATCTGCGCTGGCTCAAGCTGCAGGCGGTCAACCTGGCGACGCGTGTTTTTTTCTGCGCGATTCTGTTTGGCTGGGTCATGCAGCTGGTCACGTCCAAGATTCGAACGGCGGGCCTCGGCCTTGAATCGAATGCAATCGCCGGGATTGCCGGCTACGCGGCGAATGCGCTGCTCTATCAGGCTTTCGGCTTGCTGCCCTTCCTGCGCGTCGAAGTGCAGGACCTGGCACCGCCGGCAAACGCGCAAGTGGTTCCAACACCTCCAACACCTCCAACACCTCCACCACCTTCGGAGACACGCTCATGAGAAAACGAATTGCGCTTGTGGTCGTCGCGGCGACCTTAGGCACCTTAGGTTGCATCCACAAGACGGGCGGGGCGGTCACTCCGTGGGAAAAGGTCCACACCTACAACGCGGCGCTCGCGGATGCGAACAACGCCGTAGAGAAGGGCGCGGAAGCGGTCGCAACTTCGGGCCTCGCATCGCCGAAAGAGATGGCGCCGATCATCAACTGGACGGGAGAGGTTGCGATGCTGCATCAGCAGATCACGTCCATTTTGGCGCAGGGACAGGCGACGCAGCCCAACATCGCGAGCGTGAAAGCGTTGGTCGACGTGGTTAAGGGTTCGATCACTACGCTTCCACCATCGTCGCTCGGCTTGAAAAATCCGAAATCTGCACAGCTTTTTCAGAATGATGTGGCGAACATCAGCACGCTGGCGGATTCCGTGCTCACTGCGCTTCAGGCAGTCGGGGGTACTCCATGACACCGCAATTGATCGAGGAAATTGTCGCACTGATTGTGCAGCTTGGTCCGCTGGGCGTCGAGTTGTTCGTAAAACTCGAGGGTCTGCTGAACCTGGGCCCGGACGAAAAGAAGAACATTGCGAACGCGATCGCCTCGGCGCAGGCCGCGGACCAAGAAACGATTACCCGGGTCGCGGACTGGATGAAGGCAAACGGCTTTCAGCAGTCGGTGACGTTCGCGCCGGCTACTCCGGACACACCGAAACCTTGAGGTGCACGACTGCGTGGGAAGTGATTGGCAGATGCAGACCTGCACGGTCTGCTGGTACAACGACGGGGATCCGCGGCCGAAGATGTGCTTCTACTGCCCGGTATGTGATGCCTGGATCTGCGAACGGGATGCGGACGCCTGGGGCCGCCGGGCACTGGCGAGCGCGCGGCGGATCGCGGAGCGGATGAGGGCATGAATGAACGAGGACAACATCCGCGCGGAATTGGCCAGACTAACGGGACTGCTTCCGGGGGAGACAGATTCCGGAATCCGTCGCGCGATCGAACATCGGATTGCGGAGCTTGAAAGGGACCTGGAAAAGATTCGAGAGAAGGAAAGGAAACCATGATCTCCATCATTCTGCTCGTGTTCGCGTTTGTGCTGGCGTGCCTCGCGGCTCGCAATATCGGCGCGCCTAGCTGGTCGCTGGGATGGGCCGCGATGGCTTGTTTCTTCCTCAGCTTGTTGCTGGGTAGCGCTGGGCTTGGGGCGCACTGGCGTTAAAAGGAGTCGCATGCTTTCACCTGCGGTGATGTTTATCGAATCCGCGATCGACGATTTGAAAAATGTTCCGCAATTCATCGCGGACAGCCAAAAGCGCGAATTGACAAGCCTGGGCGCAGCACGGGCGCAAAAGGCGGGCGCTTCCGGGCTGACTCCGGATTTCACGGCTGGCTATGTGCTCGGGCTGCAGACGGCTCGCGTAATTCTAGCGGGCAGCGCGGCACTCGTGATGAAAGGCGTGGATCCGAAAGACGTGCTGTGAAACCGGGAGAGGCAAAAGTCGGGCAGAAGGTGCGCACGATCGTCGCGTTTGCGGCCTATCCGGAAGTCAAAGTCGGAACAAATGCGACGGTGATCGAAGTTATGGCGCAGAAAGACGACGGGGAAACGGATGTACTGATCGTGCATCCGCACACCTGGATGAACAAGAAAGTGATGCCGTGCACCGCGGCGGACGTGGAGCTCGTTTACTAAATGGCCTTCCTTCTCGAGGTGGCGATCATCGACGGCGGGGATGACACGGTAAAAGTCGTGCATCAGTTCTTTGGGGTCACAGAGCGCGAAGTCGAAACCTACAAGCGGGAGCACTTATCCGGCTGCGAGTACTTCCGCACCGCGGAGCGCGAGGGGCGGACGATCGAGGACCTTGAGGAAATCGACGCGAGCGAACTGCCCACCGCGGAGGATTACGAATTCGAAGAGGAGGAGGGCGCATGAAACTCGAGATTCCGCAACTGATCGCGCTGGCTGCGGGCGCTGGCTTTGTCGGCGACGATCTCACGACGGCCGTGTCGATCGCGCTGGCCGAATCAGGCGGAGACCCAAACGCCTACAATCCCGAGCGGGCAGCGAACACTCCGCAAGGCGCGGGCTCGTTTGGACTCTGGCAGATCTACCTCAAGGCGCATCCCGAATATAAAGGGCAGAACCTCTTTGACCCGCAATTGAATGCATCGGCGGCGTTTGCGGTGTACAGCTCGGCCGGCAATTCCTTCCGCCCATGGTCCACGTTTGGAAACGGGGCGTACCTGGCACACGTCGACACGGTGAACGGAATCATCAGCGCGGCATCCGGGGACACGACAGCGAGCGACGGCGGACCGGTTCCGGGCGATGGGGGAATGCTGGGAATGGCCATCGTGGGCGCGCTCGCGCTCTGGCTGGCCATGAAATATTTCGGGTGAGAACGTGAAACGATTTTCAATCTTAGCTCTTCTTTTTTTGACGGCGACTGCCTGGGCGCAGTTCACCACGGTGTCTGGGACCGTCACAGATCCGAATGGATTGCCGTATGCCAATGGGACGATTACGGCCACACTGATCAGCAGCGCTTCTCCAACACTCAATGGTTTCGCCTACACGCCACCGACGCAACCTGTGGGCCTGAGTACGGCGGGCAGTTTCACAATGCGCCTTGGAGACAACACAGTTCTTTTGCCGGGCGGAACTACGTGGAATTTTCTGGTGTGCTCTGCGCTTGGCACGGTGCAGCCGGCAGGCGGTAAGGGACCGGTTTGTTTTTCAGTGACGGGGCTCACGATCTCTGGTGCCTCGCAGAGCATCACCGCAACACTCACGGCTGCGGTGCTTCCGTTGTCAACTGTAACCGGGGGAGGGTTAGGTCCTGGCATCGTTTTCGGCGCGCCATCAACGACAACAAATCCTATCGGAGCACAACCGCCAGTTGTAGATATTCAAGCCATCGGCAATCAGCCCTTAGAAATTCATTCGCCATTCGCGCAAGGCATAGACATTTACACCCACAACAACGGCACTAGTTTTCGGTCACCTATCATCAACTTTCTTACTTCCTCTGGCACTCAAACCGCACCAACCGCGCTTGGGCATATCGGCTTCGAAACCAACCTATGCGGGCAGATGAATTTCGCCGGATACGACGGAACAAGCTACGACGCTATTCATTCACCTTTCATAGGATGCTTCACCGATGAAGTTTTTTCTGCCGGCCATCGTGGGGCTTCGATTCATGTCTACGGAACAAATATAGGCGGATCGACTCAAGAAAAATTCCAGTTCGGCGGACTTGATCAGAACGGGTTCAACACCAACGCCAGTAACATCGCTTATTCCGGCCTATGCCTCGGCGGAGCAGGAGGCAGTCAGCCATGCCTATTTAATACGACCGGAGGTCTCTTAGTCGGACGAGGAACGTTCGCACCCACCGATACGTCAGCGTTCGTTGAAGCCGCAGCTTTCATTTCGGGCGGCACTAAATTCACCACAAATGCCGGATGCACAGAAAGCACGTTGGTAGGTGGAGCAGAAGCCGGAAACTTTAAGGTCGGCCAAAACACAGCTTGCACGGTCATCGTCACAATAGGCGGCGGCATTACGTCTCCTAATGGCTGGGCATGTCAGGCCAATGATGAAACAGCAGTTCCTGCGGTTGCAATCCGACAGACTGCACACACCACAACGACGGCGAGTTTGCTGATGACTGTCGCCACAAACGACGTGATCAGTTTCAGTTGTACGGGCTACTGATGTCTCACTCCAAGTCGGCAACACGAAGCTTGTTCTGCATCCTTGCCCTGCTCGGCTCGGCTGCGGCGCAGTTCACCACCGTAACCGGCACCGTCACAGATCCGAACGGGCTGCCCTATGCTTTCGGCACCATCTCGCCGGCGCTCGTCTCTAGCGGATCACCAACTCTGAACGGCTTCGCTTACACGCCGCCCCAGCAGCCCGTTGGACTGAATTCTGCCGGTACATTCACGATGCGCCTGGCGGATGTCAGCGTGCTTGTGCCGGGGGGTTCGACCTGGTCCTTCACGGTTTGCTCTGGCGCGGGCACGGTCCAGCCTTCTTTCGGCAAGGCATCCCAGTGTTTCACGGTGACGGGTGTGAGCATTTCGGGAGCGTCGCAAGACATCTCGGCCACGCTCCACGCAGCTGCAACGGCACTGACGGCAAACTTCGGCACGGGTACCGGAAACCCCTGCAACATCACCAACACCTCGGTGCAGTACGACAATTCGGGCGCGTTCGGCTGTGCCGATCTTACTTTCGCGACGGGCAGCCCGCTTAATGCCTTCTCCTCTCCCTCGAGCACATGGACTCTGGGGGCGACATTTGCGGCTACTTCTAGCCTTACAGAGTTCACCGTGAACGCGTTCCCGCAGTATTCGGGCGCATCCGGGGGTGCGATCAACGGGGCGAACCTGACCGCTACGGATCAATCGAGCGGCAACGGAAGCGGCACCGTTTCCTCGATCACTGGGGCCAACATTCAAGGGCTTGGCTCGGTCTCTTCCACGGGACAGACGGCTTTGGTGCCAAATATTTTCGGCGTCAGCGCTCTGGCCAGAGCTCCTTTTGTTGCCAACGTCACGAACGAGCGCGGCGGATATTTTCAGGTGAACACCGGATCAGGTACAGCGACAGTCACCAACTTTCGGGCGGTTGAAGGCTTCGTGAGCATCAACACGGGCGCTGGTGGAGTTGTGACGAATAGCGCCGAACTCTATGCGCGCTCCCCCAGTTTCGGAGTTAACGGAACGGCGACGCATCAGTACGGGCTTTTCGTGGAGGATCAAACTGTCGGAGGAGCGCAGAATCCTGACTCCCATGGCATCTATGTGGCGGGTGGTGGGGTTCAGGTGGCGGTGCATACCTTTTCAAGCCTTCCGACGTGCAACGCTTCTCAGGAGGGACGCATGGAAGCAGTGTCTGATGCAACCTCGGCCACGAATGGCGCGACGGTTGTCGGCAGCGGAGCGCATCACGTGCTCGCCTACTGCAACAGCGTCAATTGGTTGGTGGTGGTCGGGACCTAGTGTGCCCTCTGAATCCGCGGCGCTTCTACCTCATCTGGAATGAAAACAATCTGCATGGTTAAAATCTTGCGGCACTCCTCGTGCGAACAGGCCACGGCGAACGTCATCGAGTGAGGTGTGGGCCATTGAAAAGCGATGACAGCCGGGAGTTCCTTGCCGCAGTGAGGGCAGCAGGGGATGGGGATCGGGATGTTTACATCGGGCTGGTACTTGTTGGGGATGCTCATGGTTTCGCCTCTCCGCGCTCTCGATCAAACTCTTGCACGATCGCCCGGGCGCTGTCCACGGATTCCTCGCCGCGGGCTATTGCCTCCGCGTGCAACGCGCTGCGCATCCACGCGGGCCACACGTAGGTTTTGAACATCTCCTGATCAAAGCAGACGATAAATTCGCCTTTGCCCAGCGTCGCGATATCGGAGCGCGACGGCCGCGGATAGAGATTTTCGGGGATGGCGTCCAGTGTCTTTTCGATTTCCGAGCGCAGGCGCTGCACCCCAAAAAGCCAAACGCGAATCTGGCTCAGCAGTACAGCACTGATGCCGGAAATATTCTGGGAATCAATCCATAGGAAATTCTCGAGCGCTGCCCCCTGGCGGATGAACTCCTCCGCGGCGTCGCGCACGGGCGATCGGCGTTGGGCCGGTGCGAAACGCCAAGCTTCGGGCATAGCCACGATCGTGCGAAAACTATGCTGGTGTACCCATCGGATGACGGATCGCACAATGAGGGATTGGATGTGGAACTCGTAGCGCTCGAGGTCGATCACGTTCAAGCCGAATTCCAGATCGGGTTTAGCGGAACTCGTTTTCAGTTTTGCGAGCTCTTCGATAGCGGTCTTTAGATCGTCCTGAATCTCACCGAAGATCATTTCGCGCTGTCCCGTAGCTTTCGCGAGTGCGATGCTGACATTCCTCACAACGTCCTCGAGCGTGTCTGGCCGCGGCCATTCGGCAAACAGCTTGGATCCGGGCCGCCCGGCCTGGCCGGCACGGCAGACGCTGCGCAGGCACTGGCGCTGGAACTTGTCCCACCGTTCCTCGGTGAGCGCTTCGCATAGGGTCCGCACCGTGCGCCAGTCGACATGGTCCTCATAGTAGGGCGGGAGCTCGCGCGACAGGCGGAAGGATCCTTCGCCGCGCTTGGTAAGGAAGGCGATGCACTTCGAATCGGAGCGGGAGGCGCAGGCCTCGAGGGCGGTGGTTTTACCGGCGCGCTGGGTCTGGCCCACTATTACCATGTGGCCCACCGGGAGGTGCACGGGGTTCCCGGTACCAGATTCGAAACCTAGGTGAATCAAGCGAACATCTCCGCATGCTCAAATAGGCGCTGCGGGGTGTGTTTGCAGGCCTGCGCATTCATCCAAACGACTTCTGTGCGGGTTTGCGCGTTTGTGTTGGCGCTGCACAGGTTTCCGGCGGTCCACGACATCTTGCGCCATCCGCGGAAGAGTTCGTCGTATAGCTCGCTTGGGTAGCTGGAAATGATCACCATGCCGGCGAGACTCTTCAGGCATTCTGCGAGCTGGCGGTGGTCCTCGTCGTTCATCTCCCAGCGGTACCGATGCTCCGGTGTGGATCCATTGCCGGTTCGCCGGGTGCTCATCGGATACGGTGGATCCACGTAATGCAGCGCGTCGTGCCGGTCCACCTTGGGCAAAATTTCGAGTGCGTTGCGATTTTCGATCGTCACACCCTGCAGGCGATCGACAAATGTGGAAATGTAGTTTGGATAGTTCCGCCAGTCCGTCGCGGCCGTCGTGCCGGATCGGTTTGCGTTGTAGCGAAACCCGGTCGACATCGTGGACGAGATGCGCGTGTTAAAGCCGGCGCGGGTCGCCTTCAGGCGCGAAATGGAATCAGAGCCGAAGCCCATGAACGAGCGAATGATGGTGCGGCGGGCTCGCTCGACGTCGGTGGCGCCCGGCATATAACTCAAATCGAATTCCTCTCGGGAGAACGGAGTCACCCGCAGAAGCGCCTCGAGGTGTTTCGCCTTCACCCGGTTCTGCAGCACGCGGAATACGTTCACGACTTCGCGATCGAGGTCATTGTAGAGTTCGCTGTAGGTCCTGGGCTTCATCATCAGGACGCTTCCGCCTCCGCCGAACACCTCGGTATAGACGCGGTGAGGTGGGAAGATGGTGAGCAACTTGGGCGCGAGTCGAAATTTGCCTCCGTGGTACCTGAGAACTGGTCGCGCTTGGGCGCTCACGTGAGACACCTGCGCAGAATCTCAAGAGCGGTACGATATCGCGCTTGCACTTCCGCATCGGTTCTAGCGAGTCGCGCTCCCGGTCGATCAGTCGCAGGAATTGCGATGCAGGATGCCAAACCGCCAAGCGCGGCGACGACCTCCTCCAGCGTTGGCTTCCCTTGCATCTTTCGACAGGTCGAGCAATCGCAGCACTCACAGGCGCTCATAAGGTTTTCTTTAATCCTGCTCTTTCCTAGTTTTCCACAGCTTTTGCAACTGCTTTGTTTTCAACGTCGGCGGCTTCGCTGTTTTCTGAACCTTTTTCCGCATGCCGTCGCATGAATTTTCGGACAGTGGACTCATCTGCCTTCACGCGGTGCGCAACTTCGCGCCACGGCAGCCCCTGCTCGCGCAGGCGGGTGATTGCAACCGCGTCCAAGCCGAGCGCGGGCCGCCCGATGTGCTGGCCGTTTGCCTTGGCATGAGCCATCCCGCTCCGGACTCGCTCGCGGATCAGTTCGCGCTCAAACTCGGCGATGGCGGCGAAAACAGCGAATGCGAACCTTCCCATGGGCGTGGTGGTGTCGATCGCTTCATGGACGGAGATAAACTCCACCCCGAGCGCGCGGAACTCCTCGAGCGCGTTCACAAGGTGCTGCGTCGACCTGGCGAAGCGATCAAAGCGGTAGACGATAACGACATCGCACTTTCCGCGGCGCACTAAGCCCATCATCCGGTCAAGTTCGGGGCGCTTTGTCTTTGCTCCAGAGAATCCGGCGTCAATAAAAACCTCGATGTCGCATCCGCGGCGCTCGGCAAGTTCGCGCATCTCGCGCACCTGCATGCCTTCGTTCTGGTCCCCGGTCGACACTCGAGCATAGAGAAAGGCTTTCATTGGCGAATCCAGTCCATGAAAAGGAGGGCGAAAAGTGCACCCATGACAGCCCAAGCCATTCCGGATACCGTCCACGGCTTACAGCGCTCCGAGTAACACCAAGAAGCTACACAGGCAATCAATATGTACGCTCCGCACAGATGCGATGGCCAGAAGCGAGCATAGAGAAAGGCTTTCACGGGCGCACCACCGGTTCCTTGGCAAAATGGCGCTCTATCTCCTCGAGTAAGTAGCGCGCCTCTCGCACGGCAATCGAGCGCTCGTCGTCGAGAATTCCGTGTCCGTGCCGGGAGGCGTTTATGGGCGCGAGCAGGATGGCTGCGATGTAGGCCACTAACTGACGCTCTTCCTCTTTAGTCATTTGTTTTGGGATCATTTTCTTTGCGCGCTTCGCTGGTTTCGCATAGGTCCCGCAGTTCGTATAGCTCGTGCGTGCTGCGCACAATCTCGGCGTGCAGGGCGAAGATCAAGTCGTCGCGCGGATTTCGCTGGCGGGTGGTCACTGGAGCTCCGCGAGCATCTTGCAGCCTTCACACATGGAGAAATACTTGGTCTGGTAGACGCCTCCTTCGATGCGCTTCGTGTCGTGCGTCATTGCCCGCAAGAGATAGAAGTCTTCGCTTTGACAGCGTGAGCACCTGCGCTGCGACAGCTTGGTCGGGTTCATGCCGAAATCTAAATCACACAACTCGATTTGACTGCCTGAGATGTGATCGAATTTCACGGCTGCACCCCCGGCGGCGGGTCCGTGGGCCGTTCTTTCACGATGACGGTGATTTTGTTTTTCGACTTGCGAGTGCGCGACTTCTCTTCTGCACTGGCCTCTACGGGCGCATCCGTGGCCGCTGGCTGCGCGAATAGCGGCGCAGAGCGTTTCACCATCAGCGCTTTGGCGAATTCCTCTAGATCGGCTTTATAGCAGCCGTGGCGCTTCACTACGTCGCGGAATTCTTCGATGTCGTGCTTGCGGATTCGCCACACAAAGCGGTCGCGTTCGTCGCGCTTGGGGAATCCGTCTTTATCGCGCGCCGCGTCTGCGTGGCAGAGCTCGTGGTCCACGAGCGCGCGCTTCTTCTCAGGGGTGAATGCATCATCGAGCCACACCTCGCGGTTGAGAAGGATTACAAAATCCCAGTCGATGAGTTCGCGCTGTAGGTCGCTGGCTTTGACGCATCTTCCGAGAATCAGATGTCCGTCCTGGTCGCGCTTTAACTTTTTGCGCCATGCGAGTGCAATGCGCGCTTTATTCAGATCCGGGTGATACTTGTCGCGCATCTCGCGGAGGATCTTGTACGGCTCGGGCTCGTGGATGCCGTCCATGGGCGGGATGAGTTCGAAATTGATCGCTTTCGGCTTTGGCAGTTTTAGGCCTTTCATGCGGTGCGCTCCTCTCGTTTCTCGTTCGCTGCTTGCCTGCGGGTGTCCACTTCGGCGCGAAATTCGGCGGTCGAGCGCAGAAGATTGGCTTGGTACTCGATCAGCGCGGCACGCTCTTCGTAGAGTTCGCGCCACTTTTTCGGCCAGTCGGCGATGCGGGCGGGGAGATTCACGACGGTTGCCTCTCTGTGAGCCGGTGCTTCTCGTATGCGGCTTTTAACGCACAGGCCAGCAATTGAATCGGACTATCTGGTTTGTCGAGCCAGTGCTGCGGAATGCTGGCGATGGCACCTATAATTTCCAGTTCCGGCGCTTCAATTTCGATGACCAATTTCATCGGCTCAACCTCACAATCACATCCAACAAAAAATCGACATCAGTTGCTGACACCATGAATCGGTTCCCCCGGTCGCGCGCGATCCGAAACAGTCTCTTGCGCTCTTCGTCGCTGAGGGGCGAACTGGGGACCACGGTGGCGATCGGAATGACACGCCCGACAACTCCAAATAACTCCGTCTTCGGTATCGTCTCGATGTGCTCCGTGCTTTTTGTGGCTGAGCTCTCCGTGCTTGAGCCCATCCCATCCCGCGAATCGGTTGCAGCGCTTTCCGTTTCGGATTTCTTCACAGCGTCCCCCTGCTCGGTTGTAGACGTCGCGGCGCAGGTCGGTCTTGTCCTGGCCGCGGAGTTGAACTCGTCCGGTGCGCCACAATATGCGGCTGCGCGGATCCTTGAATTTCATCGGTGCGCCTCTTCCGCTTGCTTGCGCTGTTCTGCTTCTGCCTCTCGGGCCGCGGCGCGGATCAAAATGTCTCCCTCTTTGCACAGCGCAAACGGATGCTCGCGGCACTGCTCGCACTGGTCGAGGTGCCGGTGGAAGGCGTCGCGGAGGTGGGTAGGGAAGTTCATAGGTATTGCAGCGTTCGAATTTCAGCGGCGAGCATGGGCAATCCGGCGGCGTCGACCAACTGTGCAGATTCTTCAATGCCGGCGTTATAGGTGCACTTGGGGCAACGCTCGTCGTAGAGGTACTTGCGGTCTCCGGACCATGGGCCGGTGTAACCGGGGTCGCGAAACTCCTGCATCCGGTGGCGCTGGCCGAATTCTGGATCGAGCGGATAAAGCACCTCGGTGTGCATCTGTGGCTTGCCTGTGCTCATAGGCCTTTCCAGTCGGGTGCAAGGCATCCGCGGCCGATGGTCAACCGCGCGGCGATCGTGTCCTGGTCTGCGATGAGATAGCGCTCAGGATGTGCGAACACTCCGCAGCTGGTCTGGCCATCTTCGGCCGGCTCGAGCGCGGGGCAGGGTCCGGACCAATCCGGCGACTGCGGAAACCACTCGCCGGCGCCGGGCCGGAAGATGGACATGGCCACGGCGCACAATTCGCGGGTGCAGCACACTCCGCACCGGTTGCACGGTTCGCCTTGCGTCGGCTTTTGCAGCACTATCAATTCACTCATCGGCTTTATACTTTCCGGGTGGGGCTTGTTGCCCGTGTCACCGTGCCGCTTCAATCGCTTCGCGAGAAATCAAAACGGCAATCCTGAATAGTGGCTAACTGCCCCACCCCCGGAAACTCGTTACTTCAAAAGTCTTTCGGCGTACTCCGCGACGCAGTGCGACAATTCCGGCGGAATCACGGCCGACTTCGCCTTCTGTGTTTCAATCCGGCGCCTGGATTTGCTCGAGCCGGTCTGCAGGATCTGTTCGCGATTCCATGCGCCAAACCCTTTCGTTATCCCCTGCGGCATGAGGGGGGGCACTCCTTTACCCCAAAGTGCATAAGGTCCGCAGCGGTTCGCCTCCGGGCCTACGAATTTCCACGCCGGGCGCACATTCTCGAGAACGTACAGAATGCCGGCGCGCTCAAAAAGTGCGCGCGCATGGTTGAATAGCTCAATGCCTTCGAACGGGTATTCCGGATCCGGATGAAACATCGCCATGCCAAAGACAGCGAACTTTTCGCACGGGGAAGAACCACAGCCAAAATCGAAGCGACCTAAGCACTGCGTCACTCCGTCGAGGTCGGTCACCCAAAAATCGCCATTGTGGACGGTGACATTTCGCACATCCGCGCGAACGAACTGCACGCCGTCCGGAATTTCCGGCGGGGCAACTAGATCGATGGCGACGCACTGCCATCTGCGGGCGAGAAAAGCTTTCACCCATCCGAGCCGGCCGGCAAAGAGGTCAATCATTCTCATATCGCGTACGGCTTATCCTTCGGCTGAAACTCCACGGTCTGGTTCCCGATGCGCATCTCCACGGGCGGGGCCGCCCGCAGCGGGAGCGCTGGCTGGGCTGAGACGGCCTGGGGTTTTGGGGGCGCGACGGTTCCGCGGCCGTCCGATGCCCAGCGAAACAATTCCTTGAAGTACTTCTTTTTGGTGTCTTCGAGCTGCGCGGCATGCCCAATGCTGGCAACGGCTTGCGATAACTGGGCATCGGTCTTGCCAGTATTTTGCATGGCTTCGCGGATGTTCTCTATCTGGTAGGCGGCGAGTGGCTGCTCTTTCCGCGGGGTGCGCATGGGCGCGGCGTCGTCCAAGGTTTCACCGGCGGGTGCCTGGCTGCCATCCCATTCCGGGTCGTCCACTTCTTCGGCCATGAGTCCAAAGCGCTTCAGGAGTGCTTTCTGCGCGCCAGTTTGGGCTTTATAAATACTTTTATCCTCAATGTCGCGTCCAACTCCGTGCACGGTGAAAGGTCCGATTTCGCTGGTTGCGTCTTTGAATGAGTACTTTACGGGCAGGCGGCATTCGGTGATCTGTTCGCCGCCGTTCGATTGCGCGACGGCGACATATTCCGGCGTGCCTTCGTCGTGGATTACCAGCACTCCGCGGTTAAAGAATTCGAGGCGCACGGCTTCGAATACGTCGGTGGCACGGGTCCACTTGTAGTGGCGCTTGGTGTTGGTGCCGGCGCGCTGCAGTTTGCCCACGGCTTTGAAGGCCTGGGTGATCTTGTCGACGAGTGGGACGGGGGTTTTGGGACGGCTCATTGCTTCTCCTTGGGCGCTATGGGCCCACTTGTTCTACAGCCGTGCGCCTGAGCGAGATGCACTTTGCGGTCCTCATCCGCTTGCTGCACTGTCTGTGTCTTCTGTGTCTGTCCGGCGAAATTCACGGCTTTCTCCCGGCGCTGCAGGAATTCTTCGATAGCTTGCTCGCGGAAGCGGATCGAGCGGTGCCCGAAACGGAGATAGGCAATCTTGCGGTTACTACGCAAGACCTGCAGCGTCCTGATGGAGATTCCCAAGCGTCGGCAGACTTCGCGAGTGGTGAGTAGCCTGTCGCTCATGCCTGTTTCTCCTGAACATCCATCCCTTTGAACGGCATAGATGATTCCTCGCTCTGTGCTAGCTTGCGGGCTGATCCGTCGCCGAAGATGGGAAGCGTTAACTGGCCAGCGGTCTCTAAGCGGCGGCGTGCTATTGATTGCGCTTGCGCTTTCAGCATCGCCTTACGCTGCACGTACCACTCGTCGGTGTGATTGTCGGGAAAGTTTTTCTTCGGCATGCTCTCTAGGACTCGTTTCCACATCGCTGCAATTTCCACGGTTGGCACAAGTGTTACGTCCGAATCACGGTGTGAATCGCTTGGCCGCGATTCGCACCTAGTAATACCTGTTGATTTTGCGGCGATGACCCAAGCCCGTTCTGCCCGGAATTCATCGACAGTCTTATTTCCTTTCAGTTGGTTGCAGCGAAGGCAGGCGGGCGCAATGTTTGCGATGTGATCGACACCGCCTCTGGAAATCGGGACCATATGGTCCTTGGTCGCTTCGTGATCTGGATCAGAAGAGCCTCTTTTTATCGGCTCTGCACAGTAGAAGCACAGCCAATTCCACTGCTCTAAGAGGTCAAGCCACTCTCGTTCGGTGTGGCTGCCAGCGACGGTGGTGTCGAGTGCTCCAAACTTCGCCATGACTACAGCCCCATCCTGGCGAGCACGCGCGTCGTTCGCTCGATAATTGTTTCCCCGCGCGCGGTCAGTTCGTCCCAGTCCGGATCCTCTTCCGGGTCGGGCGGTGCGTCGAGGATCTGCACGATAGGCTGTGGTGGTCGGGCTCCGCCCAGCTGCACGATGCGGGTGGCAAGAAACTCCCAGCAGGCAGCGTCGATTTCTAGTTCAGTAAGTAGTCGGCTCAACGGAAAGTCTCCTACGCGAAAGTTTGTTTATTGCACTCCGTGCTCAAGGACAGCCCACAGGACAAAGCAGAAAGCTCCGGTGATGAATCCCAGTGCGATAACGAAGGCGATTTTTCCGGCTTTTTCAATCATTGCGGCTTCCTCCAGCGACTCGCGAGACAGATTGGGCACCACCAGTTGTCCTGTTTTCCCTCCGGAAAACGAGAGATGCAGGCCGCAGTCAGGACGCAGAAAACTATCCCTAGCGCCACGAAACACACCAACAAGGCGGTCACGCGCGCACCCCCACGACGTTCAAATACTTGCCTTCCTTCGCCGGCGCGACATAGAGCGTGATTTGTTGCTTAGCCTTCGCGCGGACAAGGATCCACGGCCATAGCTGCGAGTCGAAGCAATTGGCATCGATGTAGCCGTTCGCATTCGGGCCGGCTGCCTGCCATGTCACGCGGAGGAATTTCGGCGTCTGCTCCGTTTTCCAGATGGAAACTTCGCGCTCCTGGCAGCCGGGGGGCCATGGAACTTCGTTGCCCTTCCTGTCCCTTGCCCAGCGGTCGCGCTGCTCGATGGGGGATGCAGCAGGCGCGGCCGCCGGGGGCGCTGTCGACGGCGAAAGAAGCGCACGGGCGGTGTGGGTGCCACCTGTGGGCGCTTCGAGTTGCACGCGACAATTCGTCAACTTGCTGACAAACGTGCCAAGCGCAGCTGCCATGGCGGTGCGCTCGGATTCGGTGAGAGTGATGGTGTAAGTGGGCTCGCTCATACGTTGTCTCTGTAGTGGTTGCGGAGTTCACTGCGATAGAGTTCGGTTAGTTCGGCGAGTTGCGCGGCGATTTCAATCAAGCTTTCAATCCAGATGAGATCCCGCGGAGGAATTTCTGCATCTTCGTGAACCGCCTTTCCTTTTGTGCGGATTTCTTCAGCGGTCATCAATTGCTCCCGGCCGGTACCGCGGCCTGTCCGGTTCGATTGATGGTGATGCTGGGAAACCACACTCCCAGAGGCTTGAAGGGGAAATTCACAACCACGCTACAGGTCAAAGCGCTACACGCCGGCGTCGATATTTGATCCTTAGTGACGGGCAGGTGCACGTTCTGCGCAAGCTGCAACGCAAAGGCTGCGGTCTGGGATTCGTTCGCGCATGCCGGTGCTTTGATCGCTTCGCAGCGTGCGGACTCGGTTGTGATGTATTCGATGGCCTGGGCATCCCGGGTCATCCACTGGATATCGACGATGCCGAAGCCGACTAAAACGAAAATGGGAAGCAGAACGGCGAATTCTGCAATGGCTTGACCGGATTCCGAGTTGAAACCGCGGCCGCGTTTGTCCATAGTGCTTGGTCCTCCCGCTCGCTTGCCGCCTTCGAACGAACAGTCGAAAATGTTCACGTCTAAATTTCCGGGCCTGAGGCGCTCGTTCAGCTCGGCGAGTTGCGCGGCGATTTCCATCAAACAAAACGCTTGCATGCGGCCAGCTAGGCCAAACGAATGCCACCACTTACGCGGGCCAAGGCTGCATATCTTGCGGATTTCGGCGGCGGTCATTGGACACGTCCATGCGCGGATATCGCGGCGGCGATGCCATTGTCAGCAATTCCAAACATCAGAACGGCGCGCGCCATCTTGGAATGGCCGTGCTTGCGCAATTCGTGTGACAGCACGGCGTCGAGAACAAAGCACCCGGCGAAGTATCCGACGGCGAGCGGTCGACCGTGCGTTACAAACGGGCGGGCGATGGGGTTTGATTCTCCCCCGCTTCCGGAATAGCAGTAGCTGCCCCACGGTGTGTTCGTTTTGCAGACCGTCTGGAATGCGGCGTTGTGGGTGGTGAAGTAGAAATCAGCAGCTTTGGCGGCGCCATCGATCGCCAGCAAAGCGCGGTCGGTCTTGGTGGCATCCTGCCCCCAGCAAAGTGATGCCGTGATGATGAATAGAAGTGCGGTTATGGTTTTCATGCGACTCCCTCTTGTGCGAGATTTCGCACAGACTTACTTTGCTTTTTCGGGGGAGTGATAACCGCGGGCGCTGCAACTCCCGCGGGTGGTGCATCATTTAGCCCAAACTCCGATGTGCGAATCCGTCGTGCCTCGCGCTTGGTCACCGTACTGCAGCTTGTCCCGGTCAGGTCTCTACGCTTCTGGCCAGCCAGTTTCGATTCCTGAGCCCCATATGCGCACGTCTTTTGGGGAGCATTACCTTCGCGATTCGCAGCCATGGGCTGTTTTTTTGTTTGTGGGGTAAGTGGTATAGATTCAGGCCCTAGCAGTGCCGCGCGTCGAGCGCAGATCGCGGGCCAAACTTTATCGGGATGAATGCCTAGAACTTGGTAGGTGGCGTCGATGTGCGGCTGGGGATTTCCGCGGGAGGCGTAAAGCACTGTGATCCACGCAATGCGGATGTCATCGCGCAGCCACAGGTCGGATTCTTTCTGCTCGGCCGCTTCGAGGCGGGCGAGTACGCGCTCGGCCAGATCCAAGTGGCGCTCCGGGGGAAGCGCGGGAGGAGTTGTAACCCGGAGAACCTCAAGCTTGAATGAAAGAACGGTTCCTGTTACGGAAAGCGGAAAAAGCGCGGACACGACAAGCCAGAGGATGAGACGCACCAGAAGGCAGTTCATGCAACCACCTTCCGCGGCGGCATCCCCTTACAAATGCAGCAGTGCCGTCCACCACTTGGCGGAATGTAGGTGTTCTCGGGGGTGTATGCGTGGCCCTTGGGGCAGTGGGTTTTCTTCTGCTGCCAGTGGCGCCCCTTCGCGGCCTTGTCCTGGTGGTTGTCTTTGTCGGTGCCGAGAAAGAGGCATTTTTCGTAGTTGACGCAGAGCGGGGTGTCGCAGTGGTGCAGAACGTCGACGCCTTCAGGAATTGGCCCTTTGGTGAGTGTCCAGACTAGGCGGTGAGCCTTCCAGTTCTTCCTGCCATCCCAAATGCGGCCATAACCAGTGCGCGAGAACTGAGGGCCCATCCAAAGCCAGCAACCGTTCGGTTGAACGGCTACATGGTGGCGTAGGTATCCGGGAAGGCGATTGAGTTCGTCAATCTGCTTCTTATCGGACACTGGCTCAGGATGTGACAGGTGTGACATCAGGCTGTAACACCCTCCTTGACGGCGAGTGCACGAATGGCGAGCCGGAAAATCTGCGCCGTGTCGACGCCCAGCTTCTTATGAAGCAGGCCGACTAGCTTCTGATCTTCCGGGGTGGGGCGGATGCTGATCTTGACCGCATTGCCTTTTTTGGTCGGAATTGCCATGCGGGGCAATGTAGGGCATGGCCGGACTTGTGTCAAGGGTACTTTTTGTAATTTTAGACGGCTTTTGCCTTCAGTGATTTACGGGTGGTCCGGAGTGGCATTTCCACAGAAGCGCGGCGCGTCCACAACTAGGCGGATTTGGGGAGCGCTTTGTGATCGATCCTGCGCCGCGGTCTGCGCTTCATGTGCGCGTCCGCAATACGGCTCACGCGCTCAATGAATCGATCGATGCCACGGGTCCATACGGGATTGGAGAGGGAGTGCAGCGGGTTGGGGGAGTTTTTCGTCATAGTGCATACAGATGTATCGTACCGTGCGCAAGGGCACAATCGGGTAGTCCCTTGATTACTAAAGTCACGGTTCAGACCATGGCTGGTCGTCGTCGCACGGTAGATGACAGCGACCGTCATGCCCTTTTCGAAGCAAGCAACGATGCACAAGATCCACATGAAAACTGCCGCCTTTACGCACAATTCGCGGTTTTGTGACGCAGTTTTCAGGACATCGCCACTGTACCTGCTCTAGCTGCAAAACTTTGATCGGGCCATCGTCTACCATAGCAGCCGCTTCCACCACGGCAGCCTTATCCTCTGTGCCTTCGGTTTCGGCATATCGCAGCTGTCCTGGTGCGGAATGATCAGGCGGGTTATGAACTCACGGCCGCATGTGCGACAGCGGTCCAGCGTCAGGACAGAGTCCCGATTGCGTACGTCGAGCGCTTCATCTGCGGCCATAATTCGCAGTGCGGAAAACTGCTCCATTCAATCCTGCTTGTCCGGTTTCTCGGCCGGCTTGCCAAAGGCCCACTGTGCGAATCCCCCGGACAGCGTGGCCAGCGATCCAAGAATGTAGTCCAAGCCGTAGCTTGAGTCCTGATGCACCTTGCCAATTGCCACGACCGCTGCCAACACCGCCAGCAGAACCAGCAGAATAAAGCCGAAGATCATGCGCGGTTCTTTCATGCTAGACTGGCTCCACTTTCCGTGACTCGATAATCGACTTTGTGCCCCAAGAGCCTCGCTTCGGCGGGGCTCTTCCCTGCTCTGGTCTTATCTCCCGCTACGACAACTCCTTTCTTAAGATTTGGTCCACGCTTCAAACATCTGCTGCCGTCCGGCCAACTCGCCCATCTCCATCTCGAGCTCGCCAAGCCGGACGGTGACGGCCTCGAGCATCAGCGGATCATCGCGCAGATCCTCGGCGAGCAGCACAGAGCGCAGCAATTCCTGCGCCAAGCGAATCTCTTCGCTGGGTCGGGCGGCGACGTCGATGCGGCGCGCGGTGGCCATGACATTCTCACGTGCTCATCTTCTCACTGTTAACTCAGTTCGGAGGCAACTTTCGTCCAATCGAAACTCCGTACAGTGTTCCAATTGCCAGCCCGATCAGCAAGGCAAGCAAGCAAATCACTGCAACTCCACGATGCGCTTGCATCCTTCACACATGGCGCGAAACTTGCTGTTGCGTGGTTCGACTGCAAAAACCTTTACTGCGTAAAAGACGGTACTTCCACAGTTCGAACATCGCCGATCTTGAAGCGGCTCCAAATCGAAATCGAGGCGAAGCACCTCGAGTTTTCCATCGAGAATGTGATCGAACTTCATAAAGATCAGTTCGCGAGCGGTGGTGCCGTCGGCGGTTGCTGCTCGCCTTCCTGATCTTCGGCGTAAAGCTTTAAGAATGCGCGGATAAATTCGAGCAAGCGCGGCATGTTGCCGGTCGCGGGCTTGAGTTTCGGACGAAACTGGAAGAGTTGTACAAGGCCGTTTTCGCCTAGCTTCGCAAGTTGCTCGACAGAGCCGTCGCCCTTTTTTACTTCTGGCCCATCGGTGGTGTGCAGATACATCAGCACTGCGTCGGCGGCTTCGTCGGCGGAGATGGGCTGCTGCAGGATTTGAATAATGCGCGTTTCGATGAATTCAATAGATGGGGCGCCCATGTTGTTCGCTCCGTTGGGATTGGGTGCAGGTGTTGGCGTCGATGGTGGCAGAACCTGGGGGCGCGGCTGAGGTGGCTGCACTTGCTGCTGGGGTGGTTGCGGGCTGCGCGCGGCGATCACCGTGTCGCGCTCGGCTTCCGCTTTCATGCGGACCTCGGCGGCGATTTGCGCTCCGTAACTCAACACCTGGGGCAGGACGCCTGCGATGGCGGCGACGCCTGAGACGGAATTTCCGTTGGTAGCGACGGGCGGATTGAGTCCGCGCTCGATCACGGTCGAGAAGAATCGGCCAACCATGTCGCCGTTTAAGCCGGGGAAACCCGTGGGCTGTGGCGCGTCCATGCGGTCGAGCATTTTCTCGAACATCTTCAGCTGCATCATTTTGAGAAACTGATCGGTTTCGGAGGGCGGTGGCGGTGTGCTTGGCCCGTTCAGTCGGCTGATGGTGTCGGCGAGTTTTGCATTCAGGTCGACCGTGGTGCGCATCGCTTCGAATCCGATGGCGGCGGACTGCCGTTCCTGATTACTGAGCGCATCAAATGCGCGACCGGCGACGGTGGCGGTTGACGAATCGCCGATCGGCGTCACGGTAGCGCCTGTGGGCTGTGCATTATCCGGCGAAATTGTGATCGGCCGCGCGGGTGCGTTGATCGAGATGCTGCCGGCGGTGATGATCTGTGGGCCGCGCTTCACGAGAATGCGGAACGTACCTCCGCCAAAATTGTGCAAGAGGGCAAACTCGAGCTCTTGTTCGTCGGCGATCGGCACGCGTTGCCCGTTGGGCATCTGCAGGTGGGTTTCGCTGCACTTGAAAATGGGGACCTTGGGCGCCGGTTCGGTTCTGTACCCATAAACGATGTGACGGGACCAATCGTGGGGCGCAATTGCCGCTAAATAGGGCCAAAGTTCGGGAGTTTTTCCGTTTTCTGGGTCGCTGAGAGGAACTACGCGGCGGGTGGTGCGGGTTTCTACGATTTCACCCGGTGTTGGCTCGGTTGCAGGCTTCACGGCTTACCTGTTTTCCGGCTCACCACACGGATGGCGCGCCTATGTTTTGATTGTCGCAAGGTTTATAGCAGGTTTTCCACAGACACTCAATGGTGTTTTCGTGGTGTTGGCTGGTGTGAGTCGGGAACACTCGAGTGTTGACACTAGTGTCAGCCCTTGGTGTAACACCAAATTGGTTGCGCTTTCCCCGTGCGGGGTGGGATTCTCGCCTTCGTATCGGGGGAAGTTCAGCCCGACCCGGTGTTTGCACACGGACGCAGCACCGGGTCTGTTCTTCTCCCCTTTCTCCCCCTCTTTTTGGTTGGTTCGTTGTCCTTGGAGCGCGCGTGTCGCCAATTTTCATTGGACCTCAATCGAGCTCGCAGCGGTCCTCCACTCCCGGCCTCGGCTACCGGGTTCCCCTCCTGAATGGCGAACAAGGCACAGCGCAAACCGTCGCGCTCATGCGCAAACTGGTTGACGAAGCGCTGAATGATGCGCAATTCGTACGGCAAGCCATTGAAATAGTGCGCGGAGTGGCCGCTTTTGACGATTTAGGGGAGTTACATGCCCTTTATCGGTGGGTTAAGGGACACATCCGGTACACCAAAGACCCCGTCACGAAGGAGAAGTTGTATCCACCGACTGAGTTGCTGAAGATTCGCGCGGGAGACTGTGACGACATCTCGATGCTGCTGGGAGCGCTCGCGATCGCCATCGGTTACCCGGCGCGGTTGATCACGGTTTCGGCGAACGCGCAGAGTCCGGAAGAGTTTTCGCACGTGTACGTCGAAGCCGAAGCGCCGGCGGGCTCGGGCAACTGGGTTCCGCTTGATGCGGCGCGGCTTGATTCTGAATTCGGCGCGGAACCTCCGCACTACTCCCGTAAACGCGCCTGGTCTCTCACCGACGACGGCTACACGGATCTGAGCGGACACAAACAGCGCTGGCCGAATTTCCTGAATGGCTATGTTGGCCTCGGGCAGGACGGGATCGACTGGAGTCAGATCATTCAGCAGGGAGTGGCGGAAGTGCCCACGATTGTTGCTGCTGCCAAGGGCACGCCGGTGCGCACCACGAATCCTTACGGCTCATTTCAAACTTCATACACCCCCGGTTACGGAATCCCGCCGGCGGGGTATTCCTCGCCTTTCGCGGAGCCCGGATTCGGCATGAGCATGGGCGGAATGCTTCCCCTCTTGCTCGTTGGCGGCTTGCTGATCTTCGCCATGCGGGGCCGCTCATGAGAACGTGCGCCAAGGCCTGGGACGCTTTTCTCGAGGAGCATCCGATGTGCGCACACGAAGATGCGGAGAAAGTTCCGCCCGGTACTGCTGGCCTTGAGGGTTACACCACGGCGCCATTTAACGCCTGGTCGGGGTGGCGCTACCGGATTCCGGGCGGACCGATCGGCGGACAATATCACGGCTACATCGGGCCGGATGATTCTTTCGGCGCGGGCTGGCCGGCGGGGCATGACGAGATCATGCGTCCGGTAGACAATCCCGCGGGACTCGGCGGCATGCCCTGGCACGGATGGGATGACAACTGGGGCGGAATTCCACTGAACGAAGGCGAGACGGTTTCCGATTACGTCTACCGCGGACCGGCGGAGATGCGGCCGCGGCCGAATGCGAGCGGCGGAGCGAATACGGTGCGCGCGGTGCAAACCCGACGCAGCGCTGGCTATGCGGTCGCGCCGGGAAATTATCGCGGGCTCGGCGCGCTCGTCGACAATCCCATTGTGCGCGGTTTACTGCCGGGGACGGTGATGCGCACTCCTGGCGGGCCAATTCCCTACCCTGGTCCGATTCGTGAGCCAATGATTCCGATTGACCGCTGGCCGCCCCGAGCATGTCCGGCCTGGGGCTGCGGTCCGCCTCCGATTCGCTATGTGGACGGTGGTCCTCAGCCGTCGCCAGTCGTGACTCAACCCCCTCCGCCGGTCACGCCACAGCCGGCGCCGATTACCGCGTCGGGATGCCCGACGGGGCAATATCGCGATGCTGCCGGGAACTGCACGGCGGACTGGAGTCATCCGTCGCCGCTGTATCTTCCTCCGGATCAAGGCTCACCACAACCTTCGCCGACGGTCTCCGCCAACACTTGCCCCACGGGCTACACGCAAGATCCTTCAACCGGCAATTGCTATCCTCCGGGCGCTGCGCCGTCGGGCAGCGGCATCATGGCCTGGCTGGGGGCAAGTACCACCATCGGCGGAGTAAATATTCCTAACGCGGCGATTGCCGGCGTGGGTGCGCTGCTCGCCATCAAGATGTTCGGGGGC